TTCCCGCACTGGGCTTAGTCTGGCCGACGTTGATGAACCAGTCCCCCATCGCCTTGGCGAACGGTTCGGATATCTGCTGCCGAAAGAACAAGCGGGCGATGTCCTCGGCCAATCGTTGCGCCGCCTTGCCGGCGTTGCCGGCGTCGAACGCGAAGTCCTCCAGGGCCTGCCCCCAGGCGTCCCCGAACTCTCGGCCCATCTCCACGAGCTTCTCCTGGCGTTCGAGCTGCCTGAGAAGGTCTCGATATTCCGCGATCAGTTGGTTTTGCCGTTCCAGGCCGTGTTCCGATTTCTCGCGAACCAGGGTCTCGTACTCGATGGCGTCGGCGGCGCGCTTGTGGGACTCGTCCAGGCGCCCGATGATGTCCATCTCCTTCTTGAGGGCGCCCTGCATGGCCACGATCTTCTGTCGGGCGGTCATCGCGCTTTCACTCAATGCGACGGCCCCGTCCGTTGACAGCTTCGAGGAACGAAGCGGTTGGCCGCTCTCGACGGCGTATCTCTCGGCCTCCTCGTAAAGAGCGTGGACCTTGTCCAGTCCGACCTTGATGTAGTCGAAGACCGTGCGCAGCTCCTGCGTCTTGGCATAGTCGGCGTCCAGGACCGCGCGGTTGGCGTCGCGGGAGGCGTTGATCTCTTCGAAGCGGGACCGGAACTTCGCGCCGCTTTCGGTCAGGGCCGCACGGTTCACAGACGACTCAATGTCTTTGCGAGCTTTGTCGGTCGCCTTACGAAGCGTCTGGCCCACGTCCCCGAACTCGCCCATGATCGCGTCAACCGTCTTGGCCATCCGTTCGGCCCGGATGTCCGACTTGATCTGTTCGAACCGGGCCGCTTCCCCCATCATCCACTCCGGCCCTCCGGGCCCCGTCACGGCGTCGAGCGACTCAAAGAGAGGGTCCGTGACCGTCTTGCTCATAGAGTAACCATTGGCCGTAGTGGGCATCTGCCTTATTTGCCGCTGATAAGTCTGTCCTCCACTGGCGACGAACCGTTCCAGTGCCTCGTCTTCGACGGACCGCGCGTCCCCGCCTCCGAAGATGCCCTGCTTGAGTCCGGCCCACATCCCCTTGCCGGTGCGAACGGCCAGATCGACCGCAGCGCGGGCCGCCAGGTCCATCCCCGCCAGGAACATCTCCCAGGCGAGGTCAGAGGCGCCGGCAAAGTCCTCATTGAGGTAGTCTACGAACGCCTCAAAGGTGTCCGTGATCCGTCCCAATTCGTTCTGCACGACCTTGCCGTAGTAGGCGAATCGCGTGGGGTCTTCCTCGACCCATTTGGTGATCTTCTCGGCGACGTCCCCGACCGCCGGACCGAGGACCTCTCCGAGGCTGCGCTTCAGCTCCAGGGTCGCCTCGTGGAACCGCTCAAACTTCTTGAGCGTGGTCTCGGCCATCTTGTCGTAGGCCTCCGCGTCCTTGCCCTGTTGTTCGAGCATGTAGTGGACGTCGTACACCAGGCCTTCGTACTGCTGGATCAACGCCGCAGCGCCACGCTGGCCCCGCATGTCCCCGAAGATGCGGGTAAAGAGGTTCGCGTCCTTGCCTTTGGCGAGCTTCTCGATGACGCCGGTCAGGCCGATCGTTTTGAGGGTGGTTGCATCCAGGACCAATCCGAGCTGCTTGCCGGCGGCGATCGCCTCTTTGGAGGGATTGCGCAGCTCCTTAATCATGTTGTTCAAGGCCGTGATCGCCATGTTGATGTCCAGACCCGCGCGGGTCATGGTCGAGATAGCCGCGAACATCTCTTCGATGCTCATGCCGGCGGTCGCGGCCGAGGAGGCGACCACGCCGATGCTGCCTGCCAGCTCCCCGAACGTCAGCTTGCCACGCTGCACGGTCTCGAACATATCGGAGGAGATTTTGTCGGCATACTTGATGCCCAACCCGTACGAATTGAGGATGGTCGTCAAGGCGTCGGCGGCCGTCCCCGTGTCCGTCAGGCCGGCCTGCGCGCCCAGCGTGGCGACCTCCAGGAGCTTCATCGCGTCGGCGGCCGGAATCGACGCCGAGAGAATGTCGTACAGACCCTTGCTCAGCGTGGACGTGCTTTCGCCCATCGCGATCGCCAGGGCGCGGATGCGACGGCTGTACTCGGGCATGTACTTCATCGTTTGGGTGTTGAGCATCGTCGAGACGTTCGCCATCTGCCGCTCGAAGACGGCAAACTCCCGGACGGACTCCTTGACGACGGAAATGCCCTTGTAGGTGATCCACAGGCCCCCCAGCGCCTTGATGAGGTTCTTGACCGAACCGATCGCGCTGTTGGTGGAATGCGTAACCAGGCCGGTGGCGCTCTGGTAGTGGCGCGCGCCGGCGTTCGCCCCGGAGGCGTCAATCACGAGGCTTAGGGTCGCTTGCTTTTTCGTTTCCACGCTCTTCCACACTCCATTGCAGGAACGCTGTGTCCAGCGAAGTCACCATGTCCAGGAACTTCACCCGGCCGTCGGGCTCCAGGCCGATCAGCCGGCAGTAGGCCTCGATGTCCGCGATGCTCAGCGGACTCATTCCGAAGCCGGAACTCTGCCGGTGGGCGCTGAGCATCTGGAACGCCTCCAGCACCCAGGCCAGCTCCGGCATCAGTTGCGGCCGGTTATCCCAGGACGGCGTGGGCAACCCCCTCGCCGCCCGTTTTTCGAACGCCCTGACGAAAGGCGCAGACCGGAGCTGCCACGTCAGGACGTCTGTGAGTTTTTTGCTTCCGCCTCCGCGATGGCCTTGCGGAAGTGCTCGCGGTTTTCCGCCTCCGTCTGGACCCACTCGTAGAAGTCCGCCAGTTCGGGGTCTCGGAACCATTGGAGCGCCGCTTCGGGGGAATAGGCCAAGGGGCGGCCGTCGCTCCCGGCGATGCCATCCCAGTCCAGTAGCACTGTATGAGCCGCCGCCTCCTTGACCAGTTCGGTGGAGTCCTCCAGGCTGATCTTGAGGGCTCCCTGTTCTTCCTTCTTCTTCTCCACCAGTTGGCGGATCTTCTCGCGGAACTTCACGTTGGCCCACCGCGCGATCTTGAACCGCACGCCGGGCTTGGCGTCGATCCATACACCGTGAATCTGCTTGTCCAGGTCTTGCCGAAAGATGTCGATCGTTGGCATTGTGTCAGTCCTTGGTTAGGCGATTGGGAATTTGGCGATACGGAAGGTGACGTTCTCGGTCGGGTCCATGTAGGCGCCCCAGCCGAGGTCGGCCACCACATCCCCGTTGGGGCCGGTGGCTACGCGCTGTCCCGAGGTGTACTTGACCTGGGGAAGGTCGAAGATCATCGCATTGCCGGCGGCGTCGGCCAGAACCATCGCCAGCGCCGAGGCGGTTTCATTAAGGTACTTGTCGAACAGGGTCTTGCTCTCGAAGTACACCTGCAACGTCCCGGACAGGTCGACACGACCCGATCCCAGGCTGGCGACTCCGCTGGCGCCGACGACCACTCGGGTGCGCAGGTTGTTGTTGAGGTTCAACGTGAAGGCGAGAATCGACTGGCTGGCCTGGTTTTCCAGCAGGTCGCTGACGTCCAGGGCCGTGAACGGCTCGGTCGTCGAAGCGGCATCGTAGCCCGAGCCGGCGCTGGCCGTCCGAGAGGTCTCCTTGGAGCCCATGAATCCAAGGCTGCCGGTGACCATACCCTCTGTGGGGACGTTCAGGCTCAGTGTGTTGATCCCCATCCCGAGGAACAGCGCCAGCTCTTCATCGAGATCCTCATAGGTCCGCTCGATGTTGAAGGTGCTCAGGCTGGTGCCGTTGACGATCGAGCCGCCTTGTACAATCGTCACGCCGGCCTTGTCTGCCTCGTTGACCAGCGTGCCGCCGGAGACGGTGATTTCGGAGGTGCTGGCCGTGACGACCTTGAAGTAGCCGTTGTTGGCCGCCGTCGCGAAGCCGGAAACCTTGATCCATTCCCCTGCTGTCGGCGCCGCGAACGTGCCGGTGAACTTGTTGCCCGAAACAACAGCGGAGACGGTGGCCGCCGTCGCCACCGCCACCGGAGCCCCCCACGCCGAATCCAGCAGGGCCGCCGCCAACAGGGCATCATACGTCCCGTAGCTCAACTCGAAGTTGATCGCTCCTGCGGCCTCGATCCTGGAATGGCGAATGCTCGACACCTGGCGATCGGAGCGAATCTCGCCGCTCTGGGTCGAGCCTGCCGACTGGGCCAGGGACTCTCCCGTGATGCGCAGGGTTTGCAGGTTGGAGCCTGAGACCGCCGTGGCAAAGTCTTCCTCGGCGATAAAGGCGAGTTTGGTACGATTGGTGTCTGCCATGATTGATCTCCGAACGCCGGGACCTCCCGGACATACGCTTTAGTACATAACCGTAGGAACCACGCCGCCCCTACTCTGCTGGAAAGACATCACTCCTGATCGCCGGCCTGATAGTCGATCTCTACGTTGATCTGGTACTGCTGGGGCCCCTGGCCGACCTTGTCGATCCGGGGGGTGAAATACGTGACGCCGGAAACGGTCTGCGAGCGGAACAACTGTGCGATCGCCTCGGCCATCTCCATCAAGTCGCCGTCTCCGGACCCCAGCGGGCCGAACAACTGGGCGAAGATGACCCCGAGATAGCGGTACTGCCGGACCCCCACCGTGATCTGTCGAACGTCCCCAGGCTGGATGGACAGGCGACACCACATCGAGTTGTCGGTCGGCGCCTGCTTGTCCTGGTTGTCGTAGACCGTGTACAGACTCAGGGCCGTTTCCACCTGTTCGTGGAAGCGGGTGCGAATCGCGTTTTCGATCTCTGTCCAGGTCATCGGAACATGCTCGCCAGATCATGTAGGGTCACACTGAGCATCCCGTGGGGCGCCTGCGCGCTCGATCCGTTCTCGAGATCGAGGATGTACTCGACGTTGTTGGTCAGGTAGCACACACAGAACGGCCGCAGGGAGCGAATCTTCGACGTGCCCTTGTTGACAGCGGGCGATCCCGATTTGTCGCCCAAGAACGCCTGCGCCGCCGGATAGAGCACGTCCGGGGGCTCCTGGTCGATCCCGACCTGCCAGTTGTTCCGGGCGCGGCCCGTGTCGACCGGGGTGCGCTTGACCAGGGAGGCCAAGCCCCTCAAGGCGACCTGTTTCTGGACCGACAGCACGATCGCGGGCACGTCCACTACCGCGAAGTCTTCCACTACCTTGTTGAACTGTTTGGCATCCATTACTTCGAGTTCAAAGCGAGTTCATAGAGCACCGCGCTGCCCTTGTAGGCCGTGCGGTGATGGGCGAAGATGACCCAGGTCTTCGAATCATAGATGACCTCCATCCCGACCTCGGGGGTGATGGTCATGCCGGAGGGAGAGACGTACAGAATCAGATCCGCCTCGGGCACGCCGTCGATGCGGGCAAAGGCCTCGGTGGCTTGCCCCTCCACAACCTTGTGGGTGTGGTTCGTGGGCGCCCCGAGAGTCGCCTTGCCGGTCTCCGGGTCGTAGACCTTAGAGGGATAGACCCGGAACACGGCATCGGCTCCGTACTCGGCGACAAGCTCCAACGTCATGGCGGCGTCG